ATCAAATACATGCTACAACATTCTTTGGTAATATCCAGGGTAACGTAAGTGGCACAGTTAGTGGCAGAGCAGGTAGTGCAGATAGACTTGCTAGTGCTACAACATTTGCACTAAGCGGTGATGTTGCACCAAGCAGTTTTGAATTCGACGGACAAACTGGCGGAAGTACAAAAACTTTTGCAGTAAGTATTGCTGACAGTTTTATTAGTAACAAGACTGTTACTTACGATGCAGGCAACGCTGACGAATTACTACTAAATGTAACTACTGGTACTACTGGCGTTCGTAGAATTACAAAGCGTAACTTCTTAAAGACAATTCCACTTGTACCAGCAGGTTCAATGCTGGCATTTGGTGGCGCAGAAGCTCCTACAGGTTGGCTATTTTGTGACGGAACTGAAGTTAGAAAATCAGACTTTAATACATTATGGTTAGCAATTCAACACAACTTTAAAGATGCTAGTTTAGTATCCGACAGTGGCGTTAGCTACTTTACATTACCAGACTTTAGAGGCAGAATGGGATTAGGCTTAGACAACATGGGTGGTCCAAGCGCAAACAGAGTATCTGATATTGCTGCTGACGCAATTGGTGGCAACGCAGGCGCAGAAACATACACAATTGCAACTGACAATTTACCAGAACACGAACACGACTTAGAAGGCGCAAGTGGTACACAGTTTTACGGTGTTAGAGTTGGAGCTGGCGAACCGGTTGACGACAATGCAATTGCACTACCAATTGAACCAGGATTAGGTGGCACACAAGGCATTGCATCTAGTGGCGGCATTAAAACAGAAGCAACACTAGGTACACCTTTTAATGTTATGAATCCTTTCTTAGCAGTTAACTATATCATCTACACCGGAGAATAACAAATGAGCTATCAACTAAACAAAACAGACGGTACACTGCTAACAGACTTAATTGATGGGCAGATTGATACAGAAAGCACTAACCTTGTGTTAGTTGGTAGAAACTATACCGGATACGGAGAATACTTTAACGAAAACTTTATTAAGCTATTAGAAAATTTTAGTAATACTGCCGCACCAAGCAATCCATTAACTGGCCAGTTATGGTGGGACAGTAATAGCCAAAGATTACAAGTATATAATGGCACTATATGGAAATCAAGTGGTGGACCAATAGTACAAACTACACAACCACAAATGGTTGCTGGCGATTTGTGGATTGACAATCTAAATAATCAAGTTTATGCATACGACGGCTCAGACTTAATGTTGATGGGACCACAGTATACATTGACACAAGGAATAAGCGGATTTAAAATAGGTAGCATACTTGACTCGCAGAGTCGATCTCGTACTGTTACAAACTTATATGTAGGCGGCACACTTTCAGCAGTAATTAGTAATATTGAATTTACTCCAATTTATGCGCAGCGTGTAATGGGATTAGTTACAGCATCAAATCCAAACGGTATTATTAAAGTAGGTTATAACGTAATTGATACTGCTAACTTTAAATTTAGAGGTATTGCAGATTCGTCAAACGCACTTGTTACGGCAGGCGGTATAGTTAGAACTGCTGACAGTTTCCTTCCATCAACTGCAAACGGTATTACTACTGGTAATTTAACAATTCAAAACTCAGGTGGTTTAACAATTGGGTTATCACAGAATAATGTACAAAAAGTTGTTGGTCCACGTTTTTATATTGAAAATCAGCTTACAGACCACGATTTAAGCTTACGAGTTAAGTCAGGCGCGTTTGGATCAATCTCTGTAGATGCAATTTATGTAGATGCAAGTACAGCTAAAGTTGGTATTTTTACAACTAACAGATTGCCTGCATATACACTAGATGTTGAAGGCGATATTCGCTGTACAGGCAACTTAATTGTAGAAGGCACTAGAGTTGCATTAGACGTTGCTACACTTAGAGTTGAAGATAAAATTATTGAAATTGGTGTAATGAACGACAGTACTGAGCTTACAGATGCTCAAGCAGATGAATCAGGTATTAGTGTTAACAGTCTTAACGGTAGTAAAGATATAATTTGGAAAAATGCTACAAATGCATTTACTTCAAACGTAAACTTTGATTTGTTAGACATTAATAAAACATATAAGATTGGCGGAGTTGACAAACTTACAAATACTTCACTGATTAATATCTCTTCGGCACCAGACTTAGCATTAGTTGGTACGCTAACTGTCCTGCAAGTTGATGAAATTAACGTTAACGGTAAAACTATTACGTCAACAAATGATATGGCATTTGTATCAACTGCTGGAATAGCAATTACAGGTGGTGGCGATATTAATATTACTGACACACAAAAAATTACTGGCGTTGGCAAAGCAATTAGCGCAAAGAAAGCAGTAGAACTAGGTGTTACTGAATCTTCAGTAGGAACAGTTGCAACTAAAGAATATACAGATGAAGAAATTGCAACAGAAGCAGTTATGTTTAGTATGGATATTACAGGCATGGGAACAGGAACTGCACTACAAAATGCAATGGCATCATACTTAAACGATATGTACCCTGCTGCAACACTAAACACAAATAAAGTAGCGCGGATACACACAACATCATATGCTGGAGCAACAGTGCAGGGCGTAGATGTTGAAAGCGCAAAAAATGTAAGTTATGTTGCAGTAGACTCTAACGGGACACAGAATCAAAACGTAGTACAAGACGTTGTATTTGATGCAGGCGGCGCAAGCGGAACAGTTATCCTATCGCCGAGTAGAACACTAATGACATACACATCTACTGGAAGTGCATGGGCTTACCAGGCAACAACAGCGTACTAAGAAAAACGATAAATAATACTAATAGCACTAGGGGTTACACAAATAATGGCATATGCAATAGATAGATATAATAACACACTGTTAACTACAGTGGAAGATGGCACAGTTGATCAAACAACTGACCTTAAATTCATTGGTAAAAACTACGCAGGTTACGGCGAAATACAAAACGAAAACTTTTTGTTCTTGCTTGAAAACTTTAGCGGAGCTAATCAGCCAGCAAGGCCACTTAGTGGGCAGGTTTGGTTTGACAGCGGCACAAGCAAATTAAAGTTTTACGATGGAACGCAATGGCGTACAACTGGCGGAGCAGAAATTGGCGCAACACAGCCAACTGGTTTATCTATTGGTGACTTTTGGTGGGACAGCGGCAACGATCAATTATACACATTCAACGGCACTGTTTTTGTACTTATAGGTCCACAGAACGCAGGCGAAGGCGTAACCCAAATGCAAAGCCTCGAAGTTCTTGATACTACAAATACTACACAAAGCGTGATTTCTTCTGTAATTGGAGACGTAACAGTATTTGTTGTAAGCCCAACACAGTTTGATCTAAATGCAAGCCAAACTGCATTAATTGCACAAGGTTATGATAGAATTAACAAAGGTATTACACTAAGAAATACCAAACTAGCAACTGCTGGAGTTACAAGTACAGCTGATAGATTCCATGGAACCGCAACAAACGCTGAGAAACTTGGCGGTATTGCAGCAGGAAACTTTATTCAAACAGGCGCTGGTAACACTGTATTTACAAGTGCTTTAGATATTCCAGATGATGGCATATTAATTGGTGATTCTAATGATTTGCAAGTTAAAATTGCTGCAAACGGATACGACGGCGTAATACAAAATGTTACTAACAGCGGAACAATTCAACTTAAAGTTACTAGCGGAGCAGGAGCGTTAACGCACGTTGGTACAGTTACATCAGCAGGAATAGTTCCATCAGCAGATAACACATTTACAATGGGATCTGCTAGTTTAGGATGGTCAAACGTATATGCAACTAACTTTACTGGCGAAGCAACTAAAGCTGGAACGTTAAGAGTAGGCAGTGATTTCCGTACTGCAAGCGCAAGTGCAACTAATAATACAGTTGCAGTAAGAGATGCAACGGGTAATATTGCAGCAACACTATTCCAAGGAGTCGCAACACAAGCACGGTATGCTGACTTAGCAGAAAAATATACAACAGCAGAAGAATTACCAGCAGGCACAGCAGTAACAGTATGCAGTCATCCAGATCACGAAGTAGAACCGGCAACAATAAGCGATCACTGCATTGGTGTTGTGTCAACTGATCCAGCATACATGATGAACAGTGAAGCGGATGGTCAATACATTGGACTTAAAGGACGTTTACCTGTAAGAGTCAAAGGACCTGTCGCTAAAGGCGATGTAATTTATGCCTGGGAAGATGGAGTATGTACAACTGTTGCAACAAATGCAATAGTAGGAATTGCACTTGAGTCGGATAGTTCAGAAGAAGAAAAATTAGTAGAATGCGTACTTAAGGTATAATTAAAAATGGCAGAAATTACAGCAGCACGAATTAACAACCTACAAGCAAGTGTTAACTTGATCTTGGGTGCAGGTTCGGGGCAGAGTGGATACGGACAGTCGGTTGGAAGTGCTCCAGTTAACAACACTGGTGATATAGCAACAGCCGCAGACATGAATTTAATTTATGCTGATATACTTGCTGCAAGAGTGCATCAAGTTGGTGCAGGCGACATTGGTATTGCGCAGGTTGTACAAAACCTTAACACTATTGCAATTGATACTAGTTTTAATATTGACGATGCAGGCGTAACAACAGCAGACCCAGATGGATTTAAGAAGGGTATTGCAGACTTTGAAACTGTAATGAATCAAGTTGTTGTTGATAAAGCTATAATGCATTCGTCACAAGCTGCACTTGAACCATCAATAGCATCTTCTAGAAGCAGTTCTTGGAACGGCTTAATTTATCATGAAATAGCAGTTACTTTTTCTTCTGCAGAGCATAGACGTTTCTTCTTCAATACCGGCGGCGAACTTAGAGTAAGTGCAAATAATACAGGCTCGTCTACGCCAAAAGGGTTAGACTGGACTCTGTTATGTTCTGAAGTAGGAAATATTAAATTTAGTGCAGAAACTACAGTGTCATCTTTAGGCGGCGGAACATCGATTGGTAATTATGACTTAACACCTTCATTCCAAAATATATACCAGAAGATTGGCTCGGGAACAAACCAGGGTGTATATGCAGGTAATATATATACTGTTAAAGCAAGGTCAGATATTGCAACACGCATTATTATTAGAGTTGACTTTAATGACATAGTGCAAGTTGGCAACATTGATAATAACGTAGACGGAACACTGAACAGCATCTTACAACATTATCGTGCAAACGGCGATATATCTGTAGTTGCGCCCACTTATTATAATAC